CATAAAATCCTCACTTAATACCTGTGACCACAGATACAACATCTTTATCAGCTAGATAACATCTAGCACGATAGACCATGTGTCCCATGTCAGGTCGATATTCTTTTGTGAAAAGCACAAGATTGTCGTTCAACAACAACTTAGCCATTGAAATAGCTAAGTTTTCTTTCATTTCATTTTCCATTTGCTTCTCATTCATTTTTATGTGTTGAAGAGAAGTATCTGAAATAACGTGTTGTACTATAACAATCTTTGTTTTTACATCATGTGTTTGAACATTATAAAAGTCATCATTATGTATCATTTCACAATCCTTGAAAAATTATTGACCTTTTCAAACTTTATAACTTTTTGACCTATAAATAGTTGTGGATCGCGGTGTGGGCACACCCATCCACTCTAACAGCTTAATAGGAGCTATCAGCGATGTATTACATTATATATCAAATCACTAATAAAGTCAACGGCAAAATTTATATTGGTGTCCATAAAACATCAAATATATACGATGATTATATGGGATCAAGTATATATCTGAAACGTGCTATAGGTAAATATGGTATAGACAATTTTATCAAAGATATATTGTACATTTTTATGCATAAAAATGACGCTTATCGAAAAGAAAAAGAACTTGTGAATGAGGATTTTGTTAAAAGAAAAGATACTTATAATCTAAAAGTGGGAGGCGTTGGTGGTTGCGCTCTATCAATCAAAGAATCAACGCGAAATAAAATAAGACTAAAAACTTTAGGTGTTAAAAAAACAAAAAAACACGCAGAAAATATTCGCCTATCAAAATTAGGTAAGAAAAATCCCATGTACAACAAAAAACCTTGGAATTTAGGATTAAAAGGTATGTTTGTTTCCCCTAAAAAAGGTCAAAAGAGAAAATGGATAACAAACGGTATAGAATCAAAACAGATATTAATAGATGATTCTATACCATTCGGTTTCAAACCGGGACGACATGATAATGGTCTAAAAGGAACTAAAAGGAACTAGCCTCAGTAGAAATTCTTGAGAAATTGTTGTGCTTTACAAATGCAATTGTGCTTTTGAATTTATCCTGTAGCAATGCACCTTTATGACTAATGACAAAAACATTGGTATCACTACTTATGGAATTCAAAATCTTCAATAGTTCTTCCGTACCATTTGAGTCCAATGAGCTATCAAAAATTTCATCCAATATTAGCAAATTCGTATTAACACTATTCTTCATCTTGGCAATTGCTCTCCAAGTGAATAGTAGTGCCAAATCGATCTTTTGCTTTTCGCCTTCGGAAAAATTCTCGTATGCGAATTCATCACGATAACGAGACTTGATGACCTCTTCAAAACTTTCATTGATATTGAAGTTGACATAAAACTCCATACTACTCAAATACTTGTTAATCAGCTTATTCATAACCGGAAGATATTGCTTTATGATCTTGGTTTTGATACCAGTATCCTTCAACAAGATAGCAACTTGTTCATGATGATGTTTATCATTGACCAATCTCTTCTCATCATCGAGAAGATCATTTAGCTGCTTTTCAAATGTCTTAAGATCGTCAGTATATGTTGTGTCTATTATCTTGTTATGTTCGATAGCATGAATTTCTTTTTGTAGTTTTTGAATATAACCATTGATTGCAATAATGGTTGCATTTTTTTCTTGGGACTTTATAGTTTTCTCTTTTATTTTTTTCAATGTTTTTTGGATATCTGAAATTAGAGTGTTAACTTTTTCAAGTTCATTATCTATTTCTTTTATACCTCTATCATATTCCGCAATCTTTTCTTGGAAAGTTGCAATCTGCTTTTTCTTGAAATCTTCGCTAATTGATTGACGGCATGTTGGACAATCATCATTAGTTTCATAGAAATTAATTTCAGTTTGAGCCTTTTCTGAATTGTCTTGTATTTTGGCGACAAGATTATTCAGCTTATTTGATTTACCGACTAGCTTTTTTTCATCGACCACTTCAGTTTGAAGTTTATCTATCTCTTGATCAAGAGACAATTTCTCTTGCTCTAAAGTAACTATTTGTGATTTGCTATTTGCAATGTCTCTTTGTGTTTTTTCAATATGAAGAGTTTTTGTGTTGGCAATCTCGTTGATCAATTTCTTTGTCGATTCAATCTTGACCTTTACAACTTCCCGACGATGAGAAATGTCGGACATCTCATCCTTGATTGATTGCAGCTTTTGTTTCAACACAACGTTCATGGATGAAAAGATTTGTATATCCAAAAGATCTTCGATGATTGCACGACGATCTGCAGCAGACAACTGCATGAACGGAACAAAGGTAGATGAACCAAGAACTACGATCTGAGTAAAAGACTTATAGTTCATCTTGAGAATGAACTTTTCAAGATACTCTTGATAATCGCGCGAAGATGCATCTTGATTGACTAGTTCATTATCGCAATAGATTTCAAACTTACCTGGCTTTATGCCGCGAAGGATTTTGTAGGATTTTTTACCTATGACAAAATCAATTTCGACAACGCAGTCTTTTTCATTGACGCTATTCAATAGTCCTGGCTTATTGATGCCGCGAAATGGTTTACCAAATAGAGCGAAAGTCAACGCATCCAAGAGTGTTGACTTTCCGCTTCCATTGTTTCCTACGATTAGAGTTGTAGGAGATTTGTTTAGTGTAATCTCTGTAAAGTCATTTCCTGTACTTAAGAAATTACGCCATTTGATTTTCTGAAAGAGTATCATACTTTTTCCAAATTTATTGCTTCCAGATAAAGTTCTCTGAGAATCGATTTAAGTTTGTCTGCGGAATCCATTTGAAGACCATCGACATACTTATCGAGTATTGTCATGGTATCTTCACCTTCATCTATGATATCATTATCATCATTATTTGTCAAATCGGAAAAGTCTTCCACAATGCTTATGTCAAGAGGAGCAGCATCGGTCAACTTTTGGATGAATCTCTCAAATAAAAATGGATTGGTTTTGTGTAGAACTAAAATCTTCACATATGTTCCTGTGTACTGGCTAAAATCAAGATCCTTTAACCTGTCGAAATTCAAATCATTTTTGTCATCATATGTGATCTTGAAGAACATTTGATATGGATTTTCAACAAATGTTAGTTCTCTTGTATCCGTATCAAACACATGGAATCCTCGTTTGTCGCCATAATCAGACCATGTCATTTGATATTGATTACCTAGATATACAATATGACCATCTGTAGATTTATGATGAAAGTGTCCAGAAAGAACCATTTCAAACTTATCAAATATAGAGCGATTCATACCATCGCGGCAAACATTACCTCGATCCATTTCAAAACCAGATATCTCAAGATGACCAAATGCCACTTGTGCTCTGCTTGCTTTGATGTGGTCAAGAGTTCTTTGTTGATTTTCGACATTAATCCAAGGTAATAGACAAATGTCAAAATTATCTATGGTAATGTCACAGGGTTCTTTATAAACTTGTATAGTTTCATTTTGTTCAAAAAGTTCTTCAATCGCATTAATATCGTTTGTATTTTTGTAGGGAACATCATGATTCCCTACCAATACGTGTAGCTTTACATTCATTTCTTTGAGACGACCAAAGAATTTATTTCTCCAACGGTTGAGAATGACATAGTTAATGAACTTGCGACGATCAACTATATCGCCAAGATGAATGACTGTATCTATGTTATTTTCCTTAAGATAAGGAAAGAAGACATTGTCCCAAAAACGAAAAAAATAATCATCAAACGCGAGAGAGTCATTTCTTGCGCCTGCATGAGTGTCGTTAATGATCGCCAGTTTCACTTGGATGCTCTCTTGATAGGAGTTACGTTGCGATTGACTTTGGCATATTCGATGTCATATTTTGCGATCTTATCATTCATAAGATCTCGCATACGCACAAGACGTTGACGAAAGTTTTGTCTTTTCCAAACATCTTGTGATTGATCGAGCATATTTTTTATCAAATATTCTATTTGACTTGGTAATGACTCTTGTTCAGCCATTTGTATCTCCTTCATAAAACTTTTCTATACCTATTTTTTTAATAGCTTTTTCTTTTTTTACTTTTCTTGTTTGTTCAAAGTTTTCAATAAACTCAGCCATGTTATCATATATTTCTTGACCTTTGACAATATTAGATTTAAGTTCAGTTCCCAAAAGTTCAAGATCTTCACCAGTAATATCGTCAAATATTCTGGAATTTTCTAAAGACTTGTATTTAACGTATTGTTGCTTCTTTTCTTTAGAGATTCTACGTATGAAAGCATAATACACTATTTGAGTGAAATATGCAAATGGATTCTTCGATTTCTTTGGATCAAAGTTCTCGAAATACATGAGACAATTCTCGATTGCATCGGCAATCATTTCATCTCTATATGAGTAGTTTGCAAAGTTTGGTCTATATGATAGATGTTCCGCAATCTTCATGAAGCATTCCCCGATGTAGTTTGGTATGGGGGGCTTCTCTTCCTTGTTTCGTTTTGCTTTTCTAACCGCTTTTTGATATTCGATGAGAACTTCTAAAAATTCTGAATTATCAATATAATGATTTGCTGGTTTCTTTTTCATGACGATTTCCCTTGACTTTCACTTGACAAAGCGATACACTTATAGTGTTGCAGCTTAATGCAATATTCTCTTTTGATTGTTTAGTAGCTTGATGAGACTTGAATATGCATCAGATGTCTCTTCGCTACTCTCTTCATTGTGATCATGATCCGAATCATTTTCTACATTCTTTTGAAGACATTCTTTGTAGAATTCCTTGGTACGAAGAGATGTGTTTGAAATCACGATAGTCTCTTCCTTGCTAATGACAAAGGAACTAGTTTCAACGAAGTCAGATGGAACCCATTCCTGAAATGACATTAGAATACGTCCAGTAGAGTCCGAATATTGTCTAATAGCCATTGGATTCTCTAGAGTGACATCATCACCTTCAATAGAAGTGTTGGAGATGATGTCTGTTCCATTCTTTAGTTTTATATAGAGTATTTCCATTTTTATACCTTAATTTCTATATTATATAGTTTGAACTCAAAACGTTCTTCAGAATATATTCTAACACGTTCTTGGAAATGTTTCAAAGTAAAATTCTCATGTTTCTTGTATCTTAGATCATCTGCTATATCAAAAAGCACAGCTTTTTTCTTATTATCTCCCAATCTAAGACCACGACCAATTGATTGTAGATTCCGAATTCGACTCTTTGATGGTGATGCAAATATAATATTGTGTAGATTGCGAACGTTAATACCTGTACTAAAAGGTGCCGTAAGATGCAACAATAATACATCCTACGCCCCCTTTAGTTATTTTAGTAGGTTTCATTTTTTATCCTTTTTTTTCTGGATTCTATCATCTTATTTCTCCAAACTGGATCTGCCCACTTATTTTTCATAGCATTTCCATTTGAGCTTCTAGGTTTTCTTTTTTTCATTTTATTTTGAAACTCTTCATCATTTTGCCATTTATCTTTGATTTTTTGACCTGCTTTCTTTCTTTTGTTTTCATCTTTATTGACAATATTCATTTTTTTAGTAAAATTTTCTTTATATACTGGATCATTGTATCTATTCTTCAAAGATTCGCTATATTTTTCTACACCATTCTCATCAAAATATTTTTTCATTTTTATAGACTGTTCTTTTCTTTTTTCATCTGTCCAAAAATTTTTCATTGTATCCGATTTTTTCTTTTTAGAGTCTTCATTGTTGGATAAATTGTTTTCATTTACATATTTCCAACCCCCTATTCCACCCGGTTGTAAATTGTATGAAAGATTATCTTTCAAATCAATCAATAAAGTTTCTGCAATATTCATATCGTGTTCATTATCATATATTTTCAAAATATCTTTTTGAAAATTATGAATGCCATATTTTTGAATCGCTTTCTTTATGAGTTTTCCGGAACCCATGTAATCATCAAATAAATTTTCAGTAATATGTTTTCCAATATAAAATTTACCGTTAATTTTATTTGTTATTTTGTATATTGTATAATATTTCATATATTTACTCCAGTTGATTATTTTTTTTATTTAGTATCCAACTGGCATCAATATCATCATTTTCGGTAATAAATTGAGATTTTTTTACATTTCCATTAGATAAAGGAACTAATTCATCATGTTTGCATGTAATTTTTATTTCGTCAAACTCAAAAGTTATTTCATCTATTATCTTGTGTGCATCGACAATCGCACGAATATCTTCTCTGGTCTCAGTTTCCGTTCCACCATGAACGAAAAAGACTTTTCTTCCATCAGCTTTTTCTTCAATCAACTTGTGCAATCCCTTTCCATGATTATCGACATATTGGAAAAGAATCAACGTGTTTCCCTCTAGCGAGAGAACCAGATTACGAATGAATTTGTTGCGCGCATCGCTTGTAACAAGATACTTCATCTCATCGATATACTTGGCATCTTTTAAAAGACGACAAATCTCTTCTGGATATTTTAGAACAAGACACTTGATTTCAAAGTCGGAAAGTTGTTTCTTGTCGATTAGTTCTTTTGTCGTTACGGTCTTCCGTACTGGTCCAAAAAGACCTTCGAGGACAAGCTTGTGTGTCTTTGTACCGTCAAGGGTACCAGTCATACCAATTCGTAAAGATGCTTTATTCAAGTTTGTCATAATCGTGGTCAACGACTTGGCTTTGAAATTATGTGCTTCGTCTCCAATTACCCATTCATAATTGAAATATTGCTTGGGTAATGTGTATAAAGATTGCCATGTTGAGATTGTTACCAGTTTGTCGGAAGATTTTTCGCGACCAGAGTATATTCTATGAATATTTTCTTCTACACTCCAACCATTCTTTGTAGAATAATCTTGGAAATCTGAATATAGCTGCTCGACAAGAGATGTCGTTGGTACGATGATTAGACCTTTTTTATTTTGATCTGTCATGTATCTTGTGATAAGATATGCAATGAGTGATTTACCTGATGCTGTTGGAGAGATGAGCATTTGTCTACGATTGCGAATACAATATGCAAATGCTTCGATTTGATAATCTCTTGCATCTATGTTTTTGTTACGACTTTGTATTTGTAGGGAGTCTGCATATTCTTTTGCTTCGTGGATAGAGAAAGATGTTGTTTGTAGAACCTTATCATCATAGATGAGGGTATAATTTCTTTCTTTGGCAAATGACTCAAGATGTGCTATGAGTCCATAGTATAGTGTAGATGTTCTGGTATCATACAAACGTATTTTTCCATCCCACAATCTACTTCTAAATGCAGGAGTGAACTGATAGCCTGGTACATAGAATGTGAAATAC